GTAAAAAAAAAAATAATTACCAGTTCCGTCATTTTCCGTCAAACGGAAGCCAAAACGGCACGAGTTTCAGTAAAAAATTATAAAAACGGAGAATATTTTCATAATTTATCGTCTCAACGGAACTTTTCGTGGCGATTTTTATATAATAGTATTATTTAGGAATATTTTATTCCGCTTATATATAATGGAACTATCTTTACGACCACCATTCTCCCGTGTGGGAGGTAAGTCTAAACTTGCGGAACAAATTATTAAACTAATACCAAAACACGAGACCTATATAGAAGCGTTTGCGGGTTCGGGCTGTATCTTTTTTAAGAAGCCGTTGTCTTCCGTTAATATTCTTAACGACATAGATAAGAACATATATGATATGATGCGAGACCTTGCCGTAGTTGATAAGATTGATTACGAGTTTTCACCCGAGACAAACGCAACACGAGAAAACTTTGTTTCACTATTGGCGAAGACGGATATAACAGACCCTAACGAAAGATTGTATCGTAATCTATTTTTGAATAAGAACTCGTTTTGTGCGAATATGATAAAGATGGGATATAAGAACCCCGCTTCTTGGAAGACGAGTAAGATGATATATCTAAAAAAATATTTGAAAGATTATCAATTTAAATTGAATAGTGCTACAATCCATAACGAAGATTATAGAAAGATAATAGGCGAGTATGATAAGGAAGATAGTTTCTTTTATCTTGACCCGCCCTATTCTGCTAATTTAAAATATTGGAATTACGGACACCCGTCAATAACAAACAAAGAGTTAGTAGAAGTATTAAAGAATATAAAAGGAAAGTTTATTATGTCATATGATGACACAGCGGAGAACGAAGAATTGTTTAAAGATTTTTATATAATAAAAACGGAGACTTTGTATCAAGTAAAGAGTAAGGGTAATAGAGTAGTGAAAGAGATACTTATACTGAATTACCCTCCGCCTTCTTTAACTTAATATGTTTCATAGAATAATTGACTTGTATCTTATTCATAAGTTCGTTATACTTTTCTTCGTCTCCAATTTCTACGGAGTGAAGCGAGTTCTTAACTATCTTACGGAAAGAGTTAGTCATAACATAAGCCTCGCCAGTATCAAATAGTCTGTCAAAAAACTTGCCTATGTTTCCGCTTTCAATTGCGAGATGTTTATTCAATTCACAATATTCATATACTTCTTCTTCCGCTTCATCTTTAATACGGAACTTAACTTCAAACGATTTATCACGCTTGTTAATAATTTGCTTTCTAATAAAGTTTTCGTCTAAATCTAAAATAATTGCTCTTCCGTTTATACCTTTAAACTTAAACTTAACTAAATCTTTTCCTTTCTCGTCTTTTGCGTAAGTTCCGTTTTCGTTCATAACTTCGTAAGACCACGATTTTTTCTCAACACAATAGAAACGATAATTGTCTCCCTTCATCTCTTCCAACTCATCTTCGTAAGAGCCGAAGACTTTACTTCCGTGTTGATAGATTAAGTGATTTTTATATCTCGGGTCTATGTCTTCAACTTCCGCCCAATGAGGGACTTGAATATTATTTTTGACAATCCAATCGTTCCACCCAGCCATAGCGGAGTAGCGGAACTTACTTGCGTCAGTATCAGTATAGACTAAATCCGCCAACCCAATTTTAGAATAACTATTTTCATACATATATCTTTTAGCGTAGTCGTAGATAAGAACACCGAGAAATATAGGTCGTTGTTGAGTTTCGCATAATTTTTCTTCATCAACTTCGTAAGTGATAAAGAGTTTGTTGCCGATTGCGTTAATAAAATTAATAGAAGTTGCTTTCTTTTGTATCTCTTCATACTCGTAAAGATTAGATATGTCCGTTGTTTTCTCCGTATGTAATCCTTCAATTACCTTGCCCGATAAAGAGTTCATTAATAATTTAAGTGTTTCACGAAGAGCGGGATTATAATTAGATTGTTCCGTAGGCTCTTTACTATCTTTAAATCCGTCTTGTTTGTTTTTAGCGGACATCATATCTAATAAGAACTCAAACATCTTACACGATTTAACCTTACGAGAAAAGACGAAACCTTTTTTAATAACAACGGGGCAGTTATACTTACGAAGAACTCCTATCATAACATTAGATATGAGGTAATCGTTTAAGACTTCGTCGTGTCCCCAGTCGTTTTCAATTTCCGTTTTACGGGCATATATCTTTGGAAGGTTTCGTTCTTTTAAAGACGATTGGTCTATATCGCAGTAATAGAAACCGATTGTGTCGTCGCCTTGATAATCTTCAACTTCAATTATATCACCAGCGGGATAATAAACATTTAAAATCGCCATAACGAAAGGATATAAAGAGCATACATCAGTAGAACCCATACGCTCCGCTATTTTTTGTATGCCGTTGAATAATTCAACTCGTCCCGCAATTTTATATTTTTGTAAATCTTTGTAGTGCTGATAAGATAGTTTGCCGAACATAGGCTTTGTTTTTCCTTTCGTGTCCGTTTCTCGTAAAGTAGTGATATGGTCGTTAAAGACTTTATAGATAAGAGAACCGATTGTAATAGTTGATTTTAAATCTACTGCGTATCTATGAGTGGAAGGAATATCTAAAAGAGCGTTTCTATATTTTTGGAAAAGAACGGCAGTTGCTAATACATCAAACTCGTTATATTCTTTTAGTTCTTCGTTTCCGTTTATGAAGTCAAGTAATTTATTATCACGATGAAGGAATTGTGCTTTGGAATGGTCAAAAGATTTTTTCGCACAACAATTTATCTTAAAAGATTTACAATTAGCGTCTAACGAGCCTACGAGATGTTTTCGTATATCAAAAAGAGTATGTCTTCCGTCAATACAGAAATTAAGAAGTTGGCTTCCGTTATAGAAAACATTATTCACGCTATACTCCGTTTTGTTTTCATACTGATTGAAATCTAATAAGCCTTCAAGTAAAAGGAAATTATCAAAGTTAGAATTGTTAAACCCTACGAAACAATAAGTCATATCGTTAGAGTTTTTCATAAACCACTTAATAAACTCTGTATTACAATCATAGCCTAAAAAGGTGATACACTTTTCTTTACGGATTAGATTAACTTTTTCTTTTTCGTTTTTCATATCAAGTTCGGTTAATTCTAATAATTCTTCGTCAGTTAAAACGAGAATAGAAAGTGAATAAGGTTTCATACACGAAGATTGTTTAAAGTCAATTATCGTTTCGTAGTCAAAGAAGATATATTTAAAGAAACAATCAACTTTAACGAAGGCGTTAATATTAACTTCTTTCGGTGTAAATAAAACTTTATTACCGAGCATAATCTCACACGAAGCGGAAATCCTAATATCATCTTTCAATTGCGGAACAATTCCGTTTAAGAAATCAAAGTGTCCGCATATCTCGTCATAGATAATTGTATGTTTCGCTTCTTTAACTTCTAAAAGATAAACGGGGTGAATATTTTTAGAATAAAGTTTGCTGACTATACGGAGTTCTCCTTTGCGTTTCTTTGTATCAATCATAATTCGTTCTTTGCCGTTTTCCGTCATAATTTCTTTGTAAGCCTTCGTTAGATGAAAAGAATTACATAAAACATTAATAGGAAGATTTTCCGCTTGTATGTAGTTTAATAATTCTTGAACTACACGGAGTTTTTTCTTATCTCCTTTATAATCGTGTCCCGCTAATTTGAGACACTCATATCCGCAGAAGTTTTCTTTACTATCAACTCCGTAAGATTTCCAAACAACGCTGTCGCTTTTTCCGCTGACAACTTGAATAGGAAGGGCTGATAAGTGAAACTCGTTTAAGATTATAGTCCAATCGTCTAACGAGAAGCCGTCGCTTCCTTCTAATTTGCCTTCTCTTATCTTTGTGATACGCTCATCAAAATCGTCAAATGTATCTAAATTGTTTGAGGAAATACTTATCATACGAGGGTCAGTTTCTCCGTCTTCGTTAATTAAGATAAGCGTAGCATAAGCAATTCCGCCCAACTTATCTTCTTCTTGTTTGATAACTTCGTATAAATCTTCTAACGACTTAACATTATTAGCACGATAGTAATACTTAACATACTTTCCCATCTTTTTAATAAGGTGTTTTTCAATTACTTTCGGTTTGTGTTTATTAGGGATAATCTTCGTAGGCTTTTGTTTTAATAGTTGTTGTTGTGCTTTAAGTTCCGCTTGTTGTTGTTGTAATTGAAATTGCGGAGTTTCTTCATATCTTCGTATGACTTCCGCTTCAATAAAATCTTTCCACTTTTGAGTTCCCGCTTTTAACGGAGTATTAGTTAAACTTCCGTCTTTCTTTCGTCTCATAGGATTAATATGTAATTGATTAGCGACGAATTGATACTTGTTCCGTGCCGTTATGTCGGTAATATTAAAACGCCTTAACGCCTTTTTGAATAGTGGGTTGGTGAATGAACCTCCTAAAATACGCTTCGTTGCCGTCGTGTCTGTCATATATATATAGTATATATAAAAAGTTGCCTTTAAGTTGTTTTTCCTAAATATATATATTTAATTATTAAGTATATATATAATTTTGAGGGCTTGACACTTTACCGAGTGGAGATTGAAAATTAAAAATTAAAAAGCCTTACCATATACGAGCGGATTTTAAAAATCATAAAATCACTATATAATCGCATACTACCCCCTACGATTTTTTAACAAAACGAGAAAAAAAGTCGTATCATATTAAGTTGATATAGCAATATGGGTTTCCTTTCGTGGTCTGCCCCTTCCTCTAAATACTATATTAGGATTTTCTGCTAAAAGTTGTTCTCGCTTCTTTTGACGATAAGATAAGTTATTTTTAGCGGAGCGTTCGTTAAACTTAACCTTCCATTCTTCGTCTTGATGAAGTTTCGCATAAAGTTCTCGTTGAGATTGATTATATTTTTCTCTATTCTTTTCCCTATACTTCTGCTGTGCTTGGCGATGAGCCTCGCTATAATACTTTGGTGTTTTGTTTTCGCTAAATACTTCGGCGGAGATAGAAACTACTTGATTTTCCATTATATACTTACATTAGATAAATAATTATCTTTAAATAGTTTTTTCGCTAAATATTATATTATAAAGGTTTAAATAAAGATTTGAGATATTGTAAATTAGTTTTAGGTTTGTCGCTCCATAAAGATAAGAACTTTTCGTAGTCTTGTAAATATGTTTCTTCGTTTTGTTTAGTTTCTAATGAAAAATCACACGCAATACAATACCACCCGCATTCCGTTTGAGTTAATCCTTGTATCTGTCTGTTGTTATATGGAATAGGTTTAAACGGAGATAAGAACTCGCTTACTTCTTTCGGCATATCTAATCCAAAAGGGTCAAAATATAAAGCCCCACAACGATATACTCGTTTGCCTTTTTTATCAACTGCGATAGTTTCATCTTCTCGTTCATCATCACAATAGATTTTAGCGAGAACCCAATGAGTTCCGTCTCCTTCGTTATGATTTTGTAGATTGATATAATAACTTCCAATCTTTTTTTCTTTCGGTAATTCATCTTTACTAAATACTCCTATGATAGGGAGTTTAAGTTTATGACATATTTTTTCTATATCAAGATTAGACAACATTTAATATAGAATTAGATTATAATTTTGTGAGTAGTTCTCGTTTAATATATGCGACTTCTTTTCTTTCGTCAATACCTCTATCGCATCTTCCACCCATAGCGTAAAAGACATTACCATTATCAACATCTTCTTTATTAACTTTCCAATAATAAAGTCCGTCTTGAAAATTGAAAGCCAAATAACAATTCTTATTAGATTTAAGTCCGTATTCAACTTTATTTTTTCCAATCATAATAGTAGCATATTTATCGTGATTAGTATTTCGTGTTTTGATTTCAACATAACTATTAGGGCTAATATAATCCATAATAGAAAATCTATTAGTTTTAGCGAGATACTTGTCAATTTTCTCACGGAAAATAGGTAGGCATTTATCTTCTCCTTCGTTGCCGAGTTTGATGTCTTCTTGTTGTTTAACAATATTCATTATATATATATTAGATATAATAAATCTTTAAATAGTTTTTTTCCTAAATAATATAATATCAATTATTTAAAACAATCCTCCGCCATATAATCCTCGTCCTCCGTATCCGCACGATGTTCCGCCTTCTTGTTTATAAGTAGTTGGAATAAAAGGGTTCATAGCGGGTGATGACATCATTTGATAAGGAGACAAAGTCATTTCACTTGAAGAAGGACGAACACGAGAATTAGTAGAGAAAGATGAGATAGGAGCATTATCAGCGGAGAACCCGCCTAATTCTAATCCGTATGTTCCTTTATTCAATCTTAATGCTTGTTTATACGGAGCGGACATCATAGCCAAAGCCCCGCCGTTTTTGCGTGGTCTGCCTCTGCCTCGTCTAATTCCGTAGCCCGTAGCCTTACCGACTTGATTAGCCAACATATCACCAGCGACAGCCCCCGCTATTCCGCCCATCGGTCCGCCAAGCACATCACCAGCCAAACCAGCAACGGCGGGAATACCAGCGTGTATTAATGAAGAAGCCGTAGTCTTTCCCGCTTTTTCTAATCCGCTTACGATTTGTCGTCCTAATGCGGGAGTGAAAGTTTTCTTCGCTCCGCTTTCTATCTTATGACCTAAATCTCTAAATGCTTTTCCAATATTAACTTTACCTCCAACCTTTCGCATAGCACGAAGTCTCGCCATTCGTTCTTTCATTTCGGGAGAGCCTTTCATAGAGCCTCCGTAAAGTCCTCGTCCTTCGCTTGTCATAGCACGAGACATAGCCCTTTCAACTTCTTCCGCTTCGGGATATTCGCCTTTAATTGCTTTACGGGCTACATCTTGATACTCAACGGGCATAGTAGATATTTTAGCCTCCAACGCTTCAATAGCAACCTTTTTAGCATCTCGTTTAATAGAATTAACGCCTTCTTTCGGGCTAAACTTAACTCCGCCTTTTGTAGGTTCAACACTATCTAAAACGGCTTCACCCGCACGACCTAATGTATCGCCTAACATAGCACCAGCCATAGGATTACCAAAATAAGCACCAACGGCAGTTCCAACGGCAGTTGCTCCGTGATGAATAACATCTTTACCTATTTTCTTCGCACCTTTAATAACATCACTCTTATTAATTCCCGTCCATTTTTTAAGAGTTTTGAAAAATCCCGTTCCTTGTTTCATAGTTTCTTCTATCTCGTCGGGAGACATAGTGAGACGCATACCTTTCGTTTTCTTATAACTCGTAAGCATTTTACGGGCGTTTTGAGGACGAAGCATAACAACAATATCACCTTTATCTGCTCCCATCTGTGAGTGTTTAAGATTAGTAGATAAACCACTTCCTAACTTCTTAATTTGAGCCGTAGTCAAGTGTATTTGATGAGGAATAAAATCGCTTCTTACAACCATAATTATAATATAAGGAAAGATAAAAAAATTAAAAATATGTTGTATTTTCTCCTAAACTAATTCAATAATATCTAATTCCAATATATCTTTTTTAATAAGTTCTTTGACTTTTTCTAAATATAAATGTTTATTAGGTTTTGTTTTTCGTCTTCTATATTCTTCGTTAATGTTTCGGTTGTCGTTCCAATATTGAATTAAGATAGGCATACCATCTTTATTATAGTGTAATACAACTTTAACGCCATCGTGGATTTCAATAATCTCTATATTACAACAATTCTTTTTCATACACATTATAATATATTATTAGATAATAAATTATAATATTTTACTATTTCCATTTGATAGGTTCTTTTTCTAAACTATTTAATAATCTAACTTGTTTGAAGGCGTTGTTTCTCGTAGAATGCTTTGCCTTAACATCACCCGTATCTTTATTAATAACTTTATAAAACTTGCTATTAGTAATTTTCTTAATCTCGTAAGGCATCTTATAATAGTAAAAGATTTTTATTCAATACGAGCACCCGTAGAAATATCAATTGTTAGACTTCGTTTGAACTCAACAAACACCATTAGATTACAAGCAACGAGAGATTTATTCTGTCCTTGTATTTGAACGGAACGAGAGACACCAGCCTCACTTGGAAGTATTCTCGCACAATTTCCGTAGTAATATCTATATCCACGAGAGAACATATCTTCACTAATAAGACCCGAAGCGAGACCCGTAGTAAGAGAGCCGTTCAACTGATTAGATGATTTAAGTTCTTGATTGAATTGTTCGTAGTCGTAGTATTCGTTATTCAAGAAAAGATTGACACCACTTACGATAATATTAAAGTTTGTAAGAGTGATAGGGTCGGGAGTAGCACCCGAAGTAGAGAAAGGAGATAGAAGAGTATTAACACCAGTTCCGTTTGCGGTAGGAGTTAGGAAAGGCACAACGAGAACGGATTGAATATCAGCAATTCCGTTAGAAACCAAAATGTTAAAACTATCTCCCGCACCAATATTAGAAAACTGATACTGAAAAATATCGCAATAATCTACTTTCTTTGTAGGAGCGAGTTGTAAGTATCTTTGTTCCGCCAAAGGGTTCATTTTATATACGGGGGCATACAAACGGCAACTATTAAGAGCAGTTTGATAAGTTCCCGAAGCGGATTTGAAAATATTAGCAGAAAGAGTATAAGTTCCAGCGGGAAGAGGAGCGAGACCTTGACCCACATCGGTAGATGAAAGCATAAGAGGATTAGTAAGACCACCCAATACAGAAACAGCACCGAGAGTAAGAGTAGGGTAGAGCAATTGACTTCCGTCAGCGTTATTTGTTCCTTTTGTAGTTGTGAATGTCATAGAAGTTTGATTAGTATTAATGTAAAAACGAATAGTAGAACCTTTTAATAGAGGGCATTTAAGGAAGAAATCACTTAAATCTTTAAGACGGAGTTTAGCCATAATAGACCACGCAACCTTACCTTGTGCGGTAGAAAGACGATAAGCACGATAAACGGAATTACAACTATCAGTTCCGTTAATAGCACCTTGACCTAATGTGTCGTTAATAGGGTCATAGCAAAACCATTCTTGACGCTTGGCTAAACCTTTATTACAACCATATTCACCACCATATAGACCCGAAGGATTGGAAGCACCCGTAGCGGAAATACCCGTAGATACTCCCGCTTGGGCGGTATTAAGATAGAAGGGAGTAGTAGCAGTAATAGAAGCACCAGCAACGGAAGAACGAGCAATAGAAACGGGGACGGCTTTGTTATTACACAAACCTACACCATTAGCACTATTAGCATTACCCGTAGATGAAGCGGGAGCAAAAGACCAAGAACCCGCAGTATCGGGAGCATAACCAATAGTATAACCTTCATTCACGAGGTCGTCTTGACTAAATGAAGTATGAGCCTTAAAACTTCTAAATACATTTAAAAACGGAGTTTGTTGAACTACATTTTGATTGTTGAACTCTAATGTCATACTATTAATCATATGCCAAAATCCAGCCTTAAAAGCCCAAGAGTGGTCGGCAATTTTAGTATCAGCGGGTAGATTTGCTTCCGCTCCCGATGCGGTTGCTAATTCAACGAGAAGGGGCATTACGATATAACCTTCGCTCCAATTAATCCAGCCTCCACTATTCGCTAATGGTGTGCTATCAATAACAACTTGCGAAGTATAATTCTGTGAATTACTATCATTCACATAAATCCACTTTTTAGAGATGAACTCACTTTGGTCTATTTCAGCATTCACGCTTTCCTCAAATACGAGATTATCCATTTTATAATATATGATTATAAAATAATTTTAAAAAGATACTTAAAATTATTCCTAAACTTTTCCGTTTTTTTAATTAAATATTCAAAGAAATATATTTTTTAGGACGAGAAGATTTAACTTTAACGGCTTCCATAGTTCGCATATTACCTTTTCCTAAACTTTTAAATGGGTGAGAAACATTAGTATCACGATAGAACTCTTCCGTTTGTGCTTTTCCTAAACCTTCGGTCTTCATATTCATCATACGGGGAATTGCTCCGCCTTTACGGATTACATTAAACCCTCCTTGTGCTTTGCCTCGTTTAACGATATACATATTATACAATAGTGTTATATAATAAATATTCTTCTAAATCTTTATAGAACAATTTGGTCGTCCTTATTTTTAGTATATAGCGTAATCAAAGTATTAGGGTCTTGAAATGCTACGGGTCTGCCTAATTGGTCTCTAAACTCAACTACAAATGAAGTATATTGTCCGCTCTCTATCTTATTCCATCCTAATTCTGCGTTAGGTTGATAAGTTTGTAATCCGCCGAATGTTGCTCCCGTTGGTGTAAAAGAATAAATCAATTGTGAAGGAATTACGGCTCTGTTATTAACGAGAGAGCAAAAAACGAGAAAAGAAGAATAAGGTGTAATCTGTGGTGCTGATGTTGATAAAACACTTTGAGATGTAGTATAAGCGGGTGTTTGTATTTGTGCGGGTGGAACTCCCGTAATTGTTCCCGCTGGATATTGTCCCGCAGAAAATCCTATTAATTCTCCAAAATTATTAGTAGAAGGTATGACGAGATAAGGTAAGATAGAATTAGTAGGAAGAACCCAAGTTGCTCCAACGGGTAAAGTCCAACTATTAGCAGTTGCTATTGCGGTTGAGATAAGAAAACTATTAAGTTGAACGGCGTATCTTGCTTGATTAACTACTAACTCTAACAAATAAACATAATCTCCTCCCGCTGTAATAAGATAGTGTTTGTTCGCTACGAAAACGCTTTGAAGAAAAGCATTAATATCTTTAACTTGAAGGAAACTATCGGGAATATTTACAACCCAAGTTGTTCCGTCAATCCAAATATAAGAAAACTGATTATTGTTGTATGATGAAGTAATGTTATAAGCACTAAAATACATCGCTATTTCTTGAATTGCTATTAAATCATCTTTGTATGTATAGCCTCCTTGCGGGAAATTATAGATGAACTTTGAATTGTTAGACCCCGCCACGACATTCTCGCTATTAAGAATAAGTGTTTTCATTTATATATAATTATATAATATTTTAATATTTTATAATTTTCCTAAATATCTTTTTAAAAAGCGGATAATTCTAATAACATATTCGTTCCTTCTTTTTGTTGAATACGACCTTCGTTCATAAATCTCATTATCAATCCTCTTAATTCTTTTAAAACCTTTTCGCTATTATTTCCCGCTAAAACTTCGCCTCGTAAAAGATTAAATCTTTCTGCGTCTTTTTTCTCGTTTTCCGTATGGTTTCGTTTTAATTTAAAAGTGTCAATCAATCCCGCTCCCGCTACAACTCGTTCAAAGTGTCGTTGTTCTTCCGTAGGTAGTTTAGTTAATAATCTATCATTAGGTTTTCCGTTGTCTAATGTATCAATAAGAAACTCTTTATAATCTTCGCTAATAGTTAAAGGCTTAATAGCGGGAATTGAGCCTAACGAAGGATACTTAAAATTAGCGACATTTTTATCTAATAGGTGTCCCATATGAATAACATACTTGCCGAAAGATTTATACGAAGGTTGCTGTCTAACGGAAATACCTCCGCCAACTTTTATCTTTTTATGTCTAAAACCTAATGCTCCGCCTTTCTTCCCACTTTCGCTTTCACTATCACTTTCGCTACTATCTTCGTCTTTCTTTTGATGAGCCTTAAACGCCTTCTTTATCATTTTCATCTCTTTTTCGTCTTTCTTAAAATGTTTCTTCAATTGTGATGCTAAACCTATACCATATTGAGTTTGGTGTGCCGTAGGTTGTTTTTGATTATAAACTATTGCGTGTTCCGCATTATCAATAAAATCGTAATCCATAACATTTGCTCCCGTTCTAAAATTAATCTTCGCTTGTGCGTAAGTTCTTATCATATTTTTTAAAGCGTTAAACCATTCTAAATTGTTTCGTTTTTGAGCGGAAGTGTTTGCCTCGTTTTTATTAGCATACTGAATAAGAAATCTTCGTGCTGTTGAAATACCACTATTAGCACTTTGAGCGTATAAATCATCTAACTCGTTAATAAAATTAGCGTGATATTGTTTTATCATATTAATATAGGCTTGTGCTTCGGGAGTGTTTCTTCTATTACCCGTAGGTTCTCGTTGTGGAGGAGGAAGAACGGGGTTTAATTGATTACCCAAAATAGGGTCAGCACCCCAAATAATATCTTCTACTACTTCTCCTCGTTGCTGTCTATATCTTGCGTTGTCTTCGTGATACTTTCTTATCAAATCATACTCCGCTTGTCTTTCGGCTTGTTCTTCCGCCAACACTTCGTCAATCGGTCTATCACCAACTACATTAAGTTCAATCGTTCCTTCATATCCTTCGTCTTGTCTTATTCTTTGTCCCATCTCTTCGTCTCTATAAACGGAAGATAAGGCTCTTCGTGCTTCGTTAATTTCTGCTTCTCTAATATCGTTTAATCTTTTAATTTTGTCAATATCACCGAGTTTTCCGTTTTGTTGAAGCATAATCTCATAATCTCGTTGAAGTTTCGTAATTTGATTAACTCCCGCATCATTAGAAACGAAAGCGAGTGCTTTTAATGTTTTATTCAACCATCTTAATTTAGCCTCATCACTATCAGCACTTACTATCTCATCTTCTAATTCGTCTGCTCCGCTTCTTGTTAAAATATGAAGTCCTCGTAAAACAATTATATATCTTCGTATAAGGTCTGCTCGTTCTTGTTGAGTTAATGATTGTTTGATAAGAGCGAAAGTTTCGGGTGTAGGAATAATAGCAATATATAATTTAAATAAGGCTTGTGCTATACGGATTTTACGAAGACTATCATCTGTTTCCGCTACTTGTCCGTCATAATGTCTTCGTTGTGTTTCCATTTCTTTTAATCCTCTTTTATAATCTCGTCTATCTCTTTCGTCTAAATCTCTTTCATCTTCTTTTGATAAAGTTCTTACGGCAATTTCTCGTTCTACTAATCTCAAATTACGAACTGCGGTAGAATGATATTCTCGCTGTTGTCCCGCATCTTCATTTAATACTTCTACTATTGATTGTAGCGAAGCGATAGAAGGAAGCATTTCCGTTAAATCATCAATAGTGGTTGGAGGAGCAGTTCCGTTAATAGATTGAGTGCTAAACTTTCTTCCGTAATTCACATCTAAATCTTCAAAGTATTTTTCTAAATAGTTTTTCAAATAATCTAAATTGATAAGTTTAGGATTAGTAGTTTCCGTTAATTCTTTTTTAATACCTTTAAAGTTTGCGTTAAACTCAACGAGTTTGTTAATTAACGAAGAAGACAACCACGAAACTAATTCCGCACTTTTATTATAATCAAAGCCTAATTCCGTCATATTCGTAATGGCTTGTTTTTCTTGGGCTAATCTATCACTTTGTAGTTGAGCGTTTGTTTTATATTCGGGAGCAATAGGCACGGGCTTATTAGGATTTTTGTAATCCTTTTGTCTTTTTTCGCTTTCCGCTTCATTAGCAACTTCTAATTCTAATAGTTGTTGTTGTAAGTTCTTTTTACTTTGTAAATCTTGATACGAACGAATGTTGGCGATTAACATATTATAATATACATAAAGATTATTATTTCGGTGAAATATCAAAAACTTCGTTAAAGTTTTTACGAAATCTATCTTCGGGGGCTTCTTCTAAATCCACTAATAAGAAGTTTTGTTTTGTATCCGTTGAAGCGTCATATATCTTCTTTAATTCCGCTTTATCTACTCCTAAACTATACTCTCGCATTATACGGAATAAATCGCTTAAAGTGTTTAATCTTTTTATTACGAGATATGTAAGATTTTGTCTTATCATTTTAGGCACGGCATAATACGATTGAGTAATATAAATAAGAGAACAATTTAGTTTTCTTGCTCTAATAAAGTATTGTTCTAATTGATGTTGATTTTTTTCTAATACTAAATCGTCCATTACAATAAGGGTCTGCTCTTCTTTATCTAATTTATCTAAATCGGGGGCATTAGAAATACCTTCCATAATCTCTACTCCTCCGCTCTTTTCCGTTTTATCTGCGAGAAAGTTATACAAAGGCTCATCACGATTTTTTGTAATAATATAAATATTTTGGAATGTATCACCGAAGTTATGTAATATCGTCATAAATGTTTGCGTTTTTCCCGCTCCACTACCACCTATTATCATCATACGGAAAGGAACTTTTATTCCGTGTATTTCGTAATTAGGATTATGAGATTTTAGGAGATACTTTTTAGGCATCTCACTATACCAATCCGTAATCGTTGCTTCGTTTTTCTTCTTATCTTTTTTAGGAGGCATCTAATATATATATAATAATAGAAAATATTTTTAGTATTTCACTAAACTTTATAAATAAAATCTCTTTATTATATATATAATGTCTGTTTATCCACCACCTAATTACACAGAACCTATTAGCGTTTTTAATCCCGTTAATTGGGAAACAAGTGAGACTGCTATTACGATTGATTATCTTAATACACATTTCTTAAAATATCCCGTAGCACAAGGTTTAGAAACTTTACAAGAGATAGTTGTTAATGGGGCTTCTACTTTTAATGGGGCTTCTACTTTTAATAATAGTTTAGATATAAACAATTACAATATTAATGATGTAGGACAACTTAATTTTTATAACGGAGGAATACCTAAAACACAAACATCAGCATATACGGGAGGAACAGCGGGAACTTATACTAATACTAATATGACAATTGACGCAAACGGAAAAATTAGTGCTATTAGTAGCGGTGCTACTTCTACGGGTTTCGCATCGGGTATGATTACGGCTTTTGGCGGAACTACCGCTCCTACGGGATTTTTAATGTGTGATGGTTCGCAAGTAAGCACTACTACTTACGCTTCTTTATTCGCCGTTATTGGAACTACTTATGCGAACGGACAAACCCCGACAGCGGGTAATTTCTTTTTACCCGATTTAAGAGGAAGAGTTCCTATTGGCTCTCAATTCACTAATCCGTTAAGCGGAGTTGTTGTAAATGGTGGTTTATCTAATATTGTTTATAACGCAAGTGTTTATGGCGGAAGTAAAACTATTAGTGCTAATGCTGTTGCTCCTCATACTCACAATTTATCGTGGAATACTACTAACTATGTTTCATCAACTAATAACACAAATAATACAACTACGGGTGGTTCTTCTACTCGTCTCGTTAGTGATAATACTTCCGCTTTTCCTACCGCTTCGGGCAGTCAAACGAACTTTTATAACTTTCAAGGTCAAGCAGATTATTTAAATCCGTATTGTTCTACTAATTTTATTATCAAGACTTAATATATATGGACTTTATAAAAACATATCAAAATAGTTTAGGAAAACTTTTATGCGAAGACATTATTAAAACTTTTTTAAATAAACCTAATAAGTTAAACGGAATTACGGGTGCGGGATTGAATAAAGATTTTAAAGATACAACAGATTTACATTCAAACGATTTACAAGAAGATAAAGAGTGGATAATTATTGAAGATATAATACGGAAAGAATTAAACACGAAACTTATGATGTATTACTATGACATAAATAAAGGTAAAATGACAGAAAGTATTTTTAATCCATATCCCATTTCAAGTGATAGTGGTTTTCAAATACAACACTATAAAGCAAAAGAAGGACACTATCATTCCGTTCATAACGATTTTGATGTTAATAATAACGGGTTTAGAACACTTACTTATCTATGGTATTTAAACGATGTTGATGAAGGTGGAGAAACTTTGTTTTATAACGGAATTAAAATTAAACCCGAAACGGGAAAACTCCTTATCTTTCCCGCTTTATGGACTTATCCGCATAGTGGGCTTATGCCTATATCAAACGATAAATATATTATTACGGGTTGGATATATTCAAGATTTTAAAAGAGTTTAGAAAGATTTATTATATATTGATATATTATAATATGTCTTATCCTACATACTCTACAAATAACGGAGTTGGTATTACTGACCCGACGGGAGATAAAGAAATTGGAGTTGGAATAAACGGACTTGTTCTTACTACGGGATTATTAACTACACCTACTACAACAATTATTAGCCCTTCGGGTTTTGATACGGGCGGACAGCAAGTTTCATTTACTAATCTTTATAATTTAAAACAAGCAACCCCCGCATTAAGAATACCCGCTACGAGTAATGTTTATGTTGTAAATAATACTTACGAAGCAAACGACGACAATTTGGCGAAAACAAGAATAGCAAGTATGAGTGCTATTGCTACATTAAATCCTCAACTTACTTTGAAAGCAGATACGGGTGGGGCAGTTTGGGAAGAAGCAGATTTAACGCAAAATGGATTAACTTATACTGATGCTACTGGTAGTGTTTCAACTGCGAGTTGGAGTTCTATTATTGCTGGTGGAGGTGGTGGAGGTCAAAATATAAATCAAGTATTACAACAAGGACAAGATGCTAATAATCAACCTATTACAAATCTTAATGGTATTGCTATTGCTGGTGGAACAAGTCTTTATAATAATTCATTATCGTTTGTTGGTGGTCTTGGTGCTATTACTGATTTAGCAACGATTAATGGTGTTGCTTATCCGCAACCTTCATCAGCAAATATAACTGATATTTTAACTAATGGTAATAATGCTGGTGGATTGAATATTACTAATTTAAATAATGTTGATTTAACAACAATCAATAATGCTCCTTATCCTCCTTCATATTCTACACCCGATTTAAATAGTGTTTTGGGTGCTGGAAATAGTGCGAATAGTCAAAATATTACAAGTGTTAATAATTTAGATGTTTATTCTATTAATGGAACTCCTTACCCTCCTTATCCATTTGCTCCATACGGATTA